GTTGGCAGACTTGGGTGTACACAATCAGACCTGTGGTGAGATCAGTAAAGACCTGCACCATGGTTTTCTTATCTTTAGACCTTAGAGCCACATAGCCCCATGTCGGTATCATGGGCGGTTCGCCATCATCTTCATGAAGAGCCAGCAGAATACCCAGCCCATTACGAAACTGTAAAGAAACTGCGTGTCAGTCATTACAAGCCCTTCCAGACGCGAATTGGTCGGCGGTGGCACTCTGGTCGCAAAGACTTGCTATAACGCTCTGTGGGCACGCACAGACGCTGTAGCGAGGCTCTACGCATCACTGCACCCATGGCTCGTGGCTCGTGGGTTGTCATTTGGGGGTGTAACTGGTTCATCCATTCCCACACATCATCTGTGGTGAAGTCGTGACGCTCGATGGATAACATCCCAACTACTTTCAAAGCTTCTATGGCCCAGCGTTGGTCTGCGTTGAGGCCGACACGCTCGATGGCTTCCTCAGTAAGTGTGATGGCTAGTGGCTCATCAAATAGTGACGGTTGGTTTGTCATGGTGTTTCCTTTGTTAAAGCCCTTTGAGTGGCTAGATGTGACTATACACAATTTTAGAAGTCGGTGGTGGATTTCGCCAATGGAAACAAACTACTCTCCACCACCTAGCCCCAGCACCGCTCAAACAGTGGCTGGGAATCCTATTTTAACGCTCGAAAGACTTCCTCAAAGTGCTCCGGGGTTTGCTCCGCCAACTCAATATGAAGCCATTTAGGAGAGCCTTGATAGGAGCCTGCGTTGTCTGTCGCTGTGTAGATTTTGACACCAGCCTTACCTTCACCACGAGAGCAACGATAGCCAGCACCGTACTCACCATAGGCGTACCAGTGCAGCTCACACAATCCAAGTGCTTTGCTGTTGGCTAGGAACCAATCCCAGATCACACGTGCTTGCGCTTCGTCTTTGTATTGAAGGTCTGCTGCGTAGCCTGTGGCGTGTACGGATAACTGGGGTGGGTTGGCATTGTTTTTCATTGCCCTGTTGGCGTAGGTGCCTAGTGATTTCATGCCCCAACGCTTGCCACATAGTTCTACAAGTTTTGCTGTGACTGGCTGTGTTTTTTTGCCATCCCATGAGGGGTAGTACGGGTATTTGCGGTTTGTCATGGCGTTGGTGGGTCTTTGGGTTTGTCTTTAAGTCCGTTACCAGCGAGCAGACCAATGAGTCCACCTGCGAGGGTCATAAGCATTGGCGACAGGATTGCCCACGCTTCTGAGTCGTTGGGTGCTTGCTCGGTTGGTTGTACTACGAACAGTAGGCCGTAGAGCAGGGCAACGATGGAGAACAGAAAGGCGCTCGATAGGCATACGCCTACTACGAGAATTAAACGTGCTTTTATTTCTTCGTTTGTTAAACGGTTTTCGGGTTTCATTGGCATTTGCTTTCTAGGAATCCGTTGCCTGTGGTGCTTTCACAGTTGTGGCGTACACGGTCTGCGCAGGCTGTGAGGGTGAGCAGCGTGAGGCTAAGCAGGACTAGGCGTTTCATCGGTTGCTTTAGGAATTAGTGCAGCTTCTTCGGGTGTTAAGTCCCTGACAATGGTTACGCCTGTTTGTGCGTCGTGGAATGTGCCTGTTAATGGTTCCATGGTCTAGCCCAGTCTGTATCCGTAAACCGTAAGGTTTAGGCTTGTTATTGTTTGCGCGGAAAAGATAGTGAAACCGTCGTAGGCGGTGGTGTTGTTAAGCATTCCACCTGCTGTAAGAGCGCCAAGGCCACCGGTTCTAGAGTCTGAACCTTGCGCCGATATTTGAGTCTTTAACGCCAGTTGCGGATTGTAAACATCTATTACACAGGCTGCGCTTGTGGTGTCAGTGATTAGTGGAAGTTCAAAGTTTGCGCCGTTGCTTATGTTTGAGACACTGACAACGCCCGTGGTGTAATCGAAGCCGCTTCTAATGCTGTAGTAAAGAGTGGCTTGGTCTGTGCCTGACGCTCTCATTCTTAGGCTTAGCCCTGTTGTACCGCCAAGGGTGGCTCTGCTCACGATTATGCGATACGCCGAGTAGGTAGAGGTAAAGCAGTTATTTACTGATAGCGAGGTGCCTGACGTTGCGGTGGCGTTAGTGACATACACAAGCCCAGAGTTTGCAAGGTAAGTGTTTGTGTCTGAACTGGTCAGGATTTCGCTAGTAAAAGTTTTGACAGCCATACTTAGCCAGTGTACACAATCACATCGGGGCCGTTAAGGACTGAATAGTCAAGCCTGAATGCAGACGCCCAACGGTCAGAACCATTAAGGGTTGTAGCCCACTGTCCCGGCACAACATCATGGCGGATGCGGTTTACCTGTAAGTCCTGCGTAATTGTGTTTCCTGTAGGTGGTGCCACCGCCACAGTGACACGCTCTAAAAGCTCTAGGCCAAGAGTTGAAGCCCAGTTGGCATCGGGACTGATCACGACTTGGAAGTCAGCAAACTTGGCAAACACATACTGTCCAAAGCCCACCAGCAGGTTGCCGATAAGACTGGCCTGTGCCACTGTGGGCATATAGGCGTTCCATGATTGTGCAGCTTGCCCGTATGTCGAAGTGGAGACAGAGCCTGTAACTTTCTGTGTTCCGCCACCAGTCATAGTGACGTTAAGAATGTTACGCATAGAGTCGCCGTCATATTGAATGGTGACACTAGGGTCTAGACCTACACCACCTGAGCCGTAGGTGGCTTGGCTAGTGAAAGACTTTGCCTGTGTGTACTGCGTATAGGTAGCGGTCTGTGTCAGCACGCCAGCCTTGGTGACATACAACGGCCCACCCTCAGTGTCAGCCGTGATCTGTAACTCAGGGCCAGCGTAGGGTGCATCATCAGTTATCTGCCCTATGTACTGCGTGCCATTAGCGCTGACAAGGCTGGTGCTGAAAGGTGTTTCGGCAATGATTCGAGACACGCGCGCTGCGGTTGTTTCATAGAACGATGCCTGTGAATATCTGATGATGTTTTGGATTACTGCTTGGCTTGGGTTGGTGCCTGTGAATACAAGTATCTGCTGAACAGGGCCTTGCGAAACAGTCACAAAGTCTGAACTGGTAGCAAGGACAATTCCTAGGGCGGTGCTTTTCGTGCCTGTCACATCTACGCCATTGACATAAATAATGGCGGTTTTGGCTGTGCCATTCCACGCCACTGCAAAGTGGTACGCCTCAGACTGATTTAACTGTGCCGTAGTGGTGGTGTACGAGTAGGTGGCTTGGTCAGTGAATGAGTCCACGCTGAGGGTGAATTTGCCTGAGGCAAAATTGACAGACCACGCAAAGTTAGACGCTTGGCCAGTGATGATGCCAGCAGCGTTAGCCTCAGGGACACACCAAAAAGCCACAGTAAAGTTGGCGTTAGCGGTGAACACCACAGGGCGAGATGCAATGCCAGGGTCGTTAGTGGCGATGTAGCCAACACCTGTGGATGATGCGCCAGCGAGTGAGCCGTTAGCCAAGCCGTCAGCCAACTGACTGCCCGGTGCAGCGTTAGTTCCGTAGGTCATGTTTATTGGCGTAGAGCCAATGTCAGTTAAAGCGCCAGTCTGGAACTGGATAATCGGGTCATCAAGTGGGTAGTAGTGACGTGGCGACTGGCTAAGAATGTACGAGCGTGACCAGTCCGCTGGCAGCTGAACCTGAGCTAGTAGCGCCATGGCGTCATAGCAGGAAAGGGTAACTGTAGAGTCACCGCCTGCGTCGGTCCACGATGGTGGCCAGCCGTCAATAAAGCCACGAAACACAGAGTAAGTGACAGCGCTATATGTGGCTTCTATTTTGATCTGGCGTCTTGGTAAGAGCTTCCCGTAGTAAGTGCCGCTTGTGTAGAACGGGTCGTACAGTCGTGCCCTGTTATTTAACACCACAGACGCTGAACCACTGAACGTACTCCAGTCATCAGACCTGCCACGATCTATGGTCATTGACCTGACGCTCGATGTAACTTCAGTCCATGTCGGACTCAGAACATAAGGGCCGTCATCAAACGCAATATAGACCTTGGCAACTGGATACGCCATTATGCAGCTGCGTTGCCAGTACGACGGTTGTAAGCGTTGAGAACATCAGACACGGCCTTACCAATAGCCACAGGGTCGCCTACGCCTGTTTGCACTGTGATGTTTATCCCACCACCCATGCCACCCATTTTGGATAGGGGCACTACAGCTTCTGGGCCAGCCTCAGCAATGAGCGCCAATGTGGGGCGACTTACCACACCGCCTTTTGCTAGGGCAGGGATGTTAGGGATGTCAATGTCTGGCAAGAACTTCCCGGCAGGCCCGACAGCCAAGTTAGCAATAGCGTCTAAAGCATTATTAACACCGTCAATAATTCCGTTACCGATTGACTTGCCAAGGTCTTTGCCCATGTCTAGGAACTTGCTTGTCAGTTTCATACTAAGAGTTGGAATGATTTTAAGGATTTCTGTCATCATAATGAACAGCCCTTTAATGACTTCGGGTGCTATCTGGATAGCCCAACCTGCTAGAGCCACAAGCATTTCCGCTTGAAGTAGTTGGAACTTAGGAATACCCGTTGTCGCAAACCAAATAACGATGGCTGAAACAAACTTGCCTAGCTCTTTCAACATTGGCTCAATGTTGGGTTCAATCCAATCCACGAGAGCTTGTCCAAGTTCTTTAGTTTTGGCAACAAACATAGGCAAGCCTGTATCGAGCATCCAGTTAGCGGCTTTAGCAATGAAGTCCCCAAGGGCTTTCATCATTGGCTTGAAGTTGGGTCTAATCCACCCCACCAATGCTTTGCCCATTTCGTTTAGTGCGTCAGCGATGGCAGGCAAAGCGTCGTTCTTTAGGTAAGTGCCTACTTTGTCAAAAGATTTGCCAACGGCTTTAGATACGCCGTCAGTTTTCATGGTCTTGCCGAAGTCACCTACGAAGTCACCTAGACGCTCAAACGCTGGGATGATTTTGTCCATAATGAAGTCAAGCAACACAGTCAAGACTGGTATAAGTGCGTTGCCGATAGTTTCCTTGAACTCATCAAATTGCACGTTAAGGATTTTGAGCTTGCCTTGGAAAGTGTCAGCCGCGCCAGCAGCTGCACCGCCAGTAGCCTCAGCCAACTTCTTCATGACTTCCTCAAACGACGCGCCCTTCTTGATCATGTCTCGATACTCAGGTGCCAACTTTGTTAGCGCAATGTAGTTACCGCCATAGGCTTTTTCAAGAGCGTTGGTCACGGTCTTTAATGGCAAGCCTTTAGAAGCTGCAATGTCAAACGCAATCGCTGACAACTTCTGTGCCTTGGTAACACTGCCAGTAGCTCGTAAAAGCCCGGCATACGCTGGGCGTAATTCATCATCGGTGATGCCTAGCACTTTGCCTTGAACTGTTATCCATTTTTCGACGGCTGCGATTTGTGCGTCAGTTGCTTTAGTGGTTGTCCTAAGAACACGGGCTAGTTCCTTTTGTGCCACCTCATCTTCCATAGCGCCTTTAACTGCACTGACAAGAACAGCGCCTAAGGCAGCGACAGCAACAGTGGCTGGGATAATGGATTTTTTTAGAGCGTTGCCAGCTCTTTTGCCTGCGTCTTGTAAGCCTTGGAACTGTTGGGTGGCTTGCTTTATGCCTTTGTTATTGAACTCGGAAGCAATGTTAAGTACTACAGCCATTAGAGGTTGCCTTGTTTCTGTACGAGTTTCATAACTTTATTGACCAATTCTGTGACCTGTCGTTCCACGTCATCTTTCATCTTGTCATACGAGCGGTAGATGATGCGTGAAGGGCCACCATATCGAGCAGTTAAGTTGTCGCCCATTACGCCATTGGC